TCTGCGCCTCCCAGGTCTGCGCCTGTGTTTTTCTCCAAACAATCTTTAATGCTCTCATACTCACCGCACAAAATTACTGCGCCTGTAAAACGGTTTTTAATTTCAATCTTTGGCATTGGTTAGTCCTTTCTCCCGTGATTTTAGGTAGTCAAGAATTTCATTTATTTTATTTATTATCCCCGTATCTTGTAATCCGTGAACTATTGTGAACTTCTCCGGAAACTCCGCTTCCTGTTTCGGTTTAAGTTTATACATCCCACACCCACATTGTTCACCGATTTCTTTACCAAACATAGTCGTAGGATGGAATTTATGGATATGTTCCGCTTCCTGTTTCGGGAGTGGGGTAACAAAAATTCTTTTAAGATAAATTGTAGTATCGGCATAATGGTTTAATACACTTTCAATAATTGAAGGTGTTAGTTTTTCGTGATTTCCTTCCCACTCAATCTCAACTCTTATCTTTCCCATCTTTTCCTTTCTCCCGCTATTGGGTTTTATCCTTTTTCCGCCGAAAGTTTATCTAATAGTTCTGTGTAAGTCTTGATTAAATCTTCTAATTCCCAAATCGTGTATTTATGGATGATCTCACTTCTTCGCCGAAGTTCAAGCACAATGTCAATCCCATACTCCGCTATAAGTCTTTCAGCATATATCCCTGAATTTCCTGACAGATATTTATTACACCTTACACACTGACAATGAATATTTATAGGGTCAAAATCTAAGCAGTCTTTGTGGATGTAATGTCCGGCATTCATTTCTTTTGGGTCTTGGTGAATACCGCAGGTATAACAAATACCTTTTTCAAATTTACGGATATACTCGCTTTGCAGTTTCCAGGCTTTCTTCCTCAATGACTTTAAACTAATATGCTTGATTTTCTTTTTCATTTAGATACCCGAATGGCGACAAGACCAAAAATCACGATCAAGTTGAGCTTTCTTGGCTTTTAGTTCCCTTACCACGCATTTACTTTTCAATAACGAAGTATCTAAGTCTCTTAAGGCTATTCTAAGATTGTCTATTTCTCTCCGCCGATTTATTATCTCTGTTTCAATAACATCTCTAGCCTTTTCGGCGGATAAAAGCTCTAAGTCACACTCTGACCGCTCTTTATCTATATCAAAACTAGTTCGTTCACTCATCTTTTCTCCTCTACCCACCTACCCTGTTCTCCTTCACACTCTGGACAGATCACTTCTCGGTATGTTTTTTTACTCTCTACCACCCCTTTACCACCACAGGTAAAACATTCTCCCCAAACCCTTGAGTATGTAATGGGATATGCTTGTTGGCTTTGTAGCTCCGTATTCTTCATTTTTACCCCCCTTATATATTATATATATTAATTAATTATATTGATATCTTAATTATCTTTAAAGAAAGTGTTAAATACTAATACTTTATTTAAAGAAAGTATATAATACAATACTTTATTTAAATATACATCTCCCCTAAGTTCCATTCTTCGTAATTTTTGTTTAATCCAGCCCAAAAATAGTCTTTGCTTATTTGTTCTAAGTATATAATCTTTCTTAAATACATTTCTGATATAAGAATTTCCATATGGTCTTTAGGTATCCCTGTAGAGATAGAAAAGGATTTGTAGTGGGATTTAACCCGTTTGCGGTTGAAACCGTAGGTTATTCTTATTAAAAACAATATGATTTTTAAATACTCTAATTTGTAGACTTTAAGCACAATAGCTTCCAATAACTCATTGGATATTCTTGTGAACCCGTTCTCAAGTTGTGGATTTGCCATCAACTTTCCTCGTATAAGCCAAAAGGGGTTTTGCTTTTACCAGAGAATTTACCTCTTAAAACCTTTGTTTTTATAGGTTTATCGTGCTTTTGGCATAGGTAAACATTAGGTTTAAACTGTTTAACAGCAGGTAGTCCACATTGGCAGAACTTAATTTCGCCCGAAAAATACACAATCCTATCCATTTTTAGTTATCTCCCAATATTCTTTAAATTTTTCTTTAATTTCCATTTGACCAGAATCGATTAAAGCAACCATTATATCCTTTTTATAACTCAATTCCATCATTTCAGCGTTGATCTCTTTCCCGTTGGTTTTGGTTGGTAATTGTGATGCTTTGATAACTTCGGGCTTGTGTTGGTTAGTTTTTAATGCTACCCATTCCACCTGACCGCAACTTTCTTTATCCTGGCAGAAATAAGCCGCCCAGGGTTTACCATTCTTATTGCCCTCTTTATACACCGCAGATTGACCGCAAACTTCACACACTTTTTGTTCCATTTAGAACCTCCTTTTTTGGGTTTCTCCAATTCCACACCTTTAATAAACTCAAGAATATTGAAAACTCATAATCTAAAGTGTCATAAGTTTTAATATTCATTTTGCCGGTTTCTTTGTCAAATCGTAATATGATCGCTTTCTTGGGCGGTTGTGGGAAACAATAAGCATAAGCCGCTACTTGTAATGAATAACTATCATAAAAATATTTGGCGGTTTTATAATCCAAAATCACAGCTTCCCCATTGATTTCTACTAAAGCGTCAAGAGTTCCACAATACAAATGTTCTTTATTATAAACAGGCTGTTCAGTTAATAAGAATTTGACTTTGTTTTCTTCTTTCCATTTAAGGAATTGTTCAATCCATTGTTTCTGTAAATCATCTAAGTTATTCAAATCAAGTTCTTCGCCCTTGCCAATTCTCTCAAGTAATGAATGGAGAGCCGAGCCAATATCTCCAGCCTTATTTAATATGTTGTCAGCTTCCTGGGCGTTGTTTTTAAGCCATTTCTCGAAGCCTTCGCCTTTAGCCAATAACTTTAAAATATAAGTTACCCTGGGCAGAGATTGACCAATCTCGTCAATGAATTTCCAATTGTTTTGTGCTTTCAAAGTATATCTCCTCGTCTTTTATTGCTTCTTCTCTTTTTAATTCGGCAAGTTCTTTATGTAATTGAACAACAGCAACAGCCATCCAATTTTCTGCGGATTTAAAACAACCAATCAAATCATCATACGCTTTACATACTGCTACATATTCTTCATTTGTCATATTATCACCTTAAATAAAGGCAGGACGGCTTTCTTGGGGAAGAAAAAAAAGCAAACATTTCTGTCTGCTCTGTATTTGCCGTCCTGCCTTAGTTTATTAGTCATTTCTTCCCCTTTGTGTTTCAAGTTCTTAATTAAGATTTTATATCAATTCTTATTTTGTGTCAAGAAGTATTTTACATTCTTAGCCCAATACTTATTTGTGCCATTATCATCGGGAGCATTTACCGGACAATATCGGCGAGAAATAAACGAAATCAAATCACAAGGCTTATCAGCTTTAACCCAGCGTTTCCTTCCATTACGAACAGAGTTTAAACATATTTGCCTGGCATATTCAATATTGCCTTTTGTGTCAATAGATTTTATTCCATAAGGATATTTGATTGAATTTTCTGCCTTGCCAATAGCTTTTACTATAGCCTCGTCGGAATATTGACTATAATCAGCTCCAAAACAAATTCCTGGGAATAACAATATCAAACATATTAACCACTTCATATTAACTCTCCTTATCTAATCCCTTTCTTATGATTTCAATTTGGTATGTTTCGATCTTATCTTTATGTATTTCAAGTTCTGTATATAATCCCTTTCTTACGATTTCAATCAATCCTACCCCGATCTCAGCTAATATCTTGAGTTTAACCTCATCAGCTTCGTTTAATCTTATATTGTGTTGAAAAGTTGGTTTGGTAGTCATTTATTCCTCCTTTAGTATATACAAACAGCTTGTTAACCAATTTCAGCTAATTCATTAAGTTGTTTTCCTGTAAATAACTTTTGAACATTTTGCCACTCTTTGACTACGGCATTATATGTCTTTTTAGCTTTCCGGCTATCCACATTACAGCCAAATTCATAACAGAAATTGTTAAAATCACCTGGGGCATATTTAGTCAATCCAGCTAAGATGTCATAGGCTTCCGGTTCTTTGCCGAGCTGTGTATCATTGATAGAAGTTCCAAAGGTGAAGATATAGATTCCTTTCGGGTTTTTAAGGGTGATCTTGTAAATATCTCGGCTTTCTCTGTCATCAGGAAAATAAACATCATTTTTATAATACTTGTATTTGAAGCTGGTTTTAGTCTCCTTTAAAAACTTTTCCGCCTGTTTTGTATATTCGCTTTTCATCTCTTCGCCTCCTTTGGTGGTGGTTGTGGGGTTAATCTTCAAATGATACTTTTACATCATTACGGGTTAAAATGCTTCCATTGATACAATTGAACATATCCAAGCAATAAGCAATAGATTTTAAATAAGGATTATATAAATATCCTAACATTGCCCCTTGCTTTGTTCTAAACCATATCCAGCGTTTTATCTTCATCTGTCCCCCCCTTGTTTACCTGGCTATCCGGCATAAAGTCCGGCTTGCCTTCTTTCCTCTATCTAATCAAAGTATAGCATAATATAGGTATATGTCAAGGATTATTTTAAAATATTTTCTCGTCGGGGAATGAAAATAAAAATCCTATTTAATTGTTTTTGTTTGACTAATCATCATTTATCATTATTATTAAGGTATGAGCAAACTAAATTATAATGATGAGATACTGGCTAAAGAAGTGGCTAAGACTAAAGACTTAACACAAGCGGCAATGAATATACTCGAATTTGATAATAGAGAATTAGCAGCCTCGTTTATGCGTGGTAAGCTAAGATCAAGCCAATTCCGCAATAGAATAGATGAATTACTTGATAAGCAAGGTTTAACTATATTCAAAGCCAATTCCAAGCTTAAACAGCTATTAGAGGCTAAAAAAGAGGTAATTTGCGGGGATAAGGTTATAAAACAAGACGATTATATAATACAATCTAAAGCCCTTGAAATCCTTTACAAGCTACATAAACAGCTAGGGAATATATCGGCGGAAACAATAAATCAAACCAATGTATTAATTACTAACCAAGATCTAACTAGCCTTAATAAGAGCCTTGAGGCGTTTAAGGCATTACAAGATCAATTAAGCCAGGGTAAGCCGATCGGTGAGGTTATTGACATTGACCCGCAAATCCGGGGGACAAAACTATAAAGCATATATTCCCCTATATACTGATAGTGTTCTTAGTGTAGTTAGTAGGTTAGTAGTTTAGTAGTTTAGTTAGATAGTTCGTGCTTGGGTTAGACACACACTCACAAGCCATCACTGTATAAACCTGTGGATAAGTATGATAAATCATAGACAATACCCTATACATACACTAGACAATAGGAACTTGGTTAGGCACTTAGTAAGTATATGTTAGTCAATGGGTTATACAATGGGGGACTGTGGGGTAAGTAAATCGGGGATGGGGGTGGGTGGGTATAGGTCTTAACCTAACTCCCCCTGCGCTACATATTTTCAATGAAACGACTTTTTCATAAGACTAATGGACTGTAACACTTGCGTAGATTACGATAAGCTGACATACTGTTGCGACAGGGAAGTCCACGATCTGGACAACATTAACTGTTTACTAAAGAACATCTTATGGGTATTACTGACTGAGGGAGAAGAAGATGAGTAGGTTATTAACAGACTTATCAACAGGTTATTAACAGGGAGGATGAATGAGGGTTCTAGTTACGGGTGGGGCAGGGATGGTAGGTTCTCACGTCGCAGAGTATTATCACGGATTAGGTTGGGAAGTCACTATATTAGACAACTTAATGAGGAGTAAACTGTTCGAGTATGATAAAGAGTCTGTGGAGTTTAACTGGAACTACTTGGTAAATTTGGGGATTAAATGTGTTAAGGGCGACGTAAGGATAGCTGATGATATAGACAAAGCGTTAGGTGAAGGTGTTGATTTGGTTATTCACTGTGCTGGACAGCCTGGAGTGCCTTCAAGTGTTAGGATGCCCAGGGAAGACTTTATGATAAACGCCTGGGGGACGGTTAATGTATTAGAAGCGGTTAGGGGGAGGTGTCCTGAAGCGTGTTTTATATACTGTTCTACCAACAAAGTCTTTGGAGAGAACGTAGACAGCATACCTTTGGTTGAACTAGACACTAGATACGATTTTAAGGGTGTTTTAGGGGTTAATGAGAATATGCTTACGGACTTGACCGGACACACACCTTACGGGGTATCTAAGCTGACTGGTGACCTTTACGTACAGGAGTATGGCAAGATTTACGGGATGAACACCGGAGTGTTTAGAATGAGTTGTATTTACGGGACTAGACAGTTTGGGTTTGAAGACCAGGGATGGGTTAGTTGGTTTATCATAGCTAGCCTGTTTAATAAGCCGGTGACTATATTTGGTGACGGTAAACAGGTAAGGGATATGTTATGGGCTGATGATCTAGTGAGATTGTTTGATACTTTCCGCCAATCTGGGGTTAAAACTGGGGTATTCAACGCTGGTGGTGGGAGAGACAATACGATCAGTTTACTAGAGTTTGTTAACATTTTGTATCAGAAGACTGGTAAAAGGCTGGATTTGAAGTTCAAAGACTGGCGACCGTCAGACCAGAAAGTCTACATTACAGACATATCAAAAGCCAAGGGGTTAGGCTGGAGTCCTACGACTAATATAAACGACGGGATAGACAACATAATCAGGTGGATAAATGAAAATCCTTCTTATTTCTCCTTGTCATAGAAACTTCGGTGGTTGGTATAGGACTCATAACATAGCCGAAGCACTGGCTAGACGAGGGCATAAGATTGGGTTTGCTTACTCCCCGAAATATTACGGGTCGGTATGGGGTAAAATTCTAACCGGACTCAAGAACGTATACTACGTCCATACTGGCAAGTACGACCTAGTATACTGCTTTGAAACAGTCCATCCAGAGACCTTATTCCCTTTACTCTACGCCAAGTTGACTTTCCGTCAAACACTCGTTGACGTTGGTGATGAGTGGTTAGATTCTCCTACCTACAAAAATTCGGGGTGGGGGCTACGTGGGTTAATTCGTTTCTTAGACTCACTCCCCCGATTCTTTGATCTGACGGTTACTTCTGATTACTTAAAGAATAAGTATGGTAAAGGACTTAAACTTATAAACGGGGTTAATACCAGGGAGTTTAGTTTAGTATCTAAATCCTGTGCCAGGGCAGTTTTGGGGTATGAAGAAAACGATAAGGTCGTTCTTTCATTTGGCAATACTTACGGTGGTAATCGGCAGAAGTTGTTGAGTGAAACGATTAAACAGTTGCCTGGGGATATTAAAGTTATTTCTGGAGTGTATCTTAACTCCAGACAGTTACCTTTCTACACAAGTGCCTGTGATTTGTTATTATTTCCCACCGATTCGTGTATCAGCGAAAAGGCGTGTTTCCCGATACGAATAGGGACTTATCTCAATTCGGAGAGGGTAATAGCCACTATTTTTAATGACACCCAGTTTAAACGAACTCTTAACCCTTTTGATTGTATGGTTACTGGGAAAGACCCTAAAGACTTAGCGGATAACATAGTAAAGTTTTTCAAGAACAAACGGCGGAGAAAAGAGTTGGAATCGAATACTCTGAAAGCCAAACAAACCCTAGATTGGGACAACATCATAAGGAGGTTAGGTGAGAGAATCATTCAAGTTTATGTTAAACCACATACCCGAAGGTAATATTAACGGTGTTGAAGTGGGGGTATACAAGGGGGATAACGCTTGTGAAATGCTCGATAACTGCGACAGGTTGAAACTTGTCCTTGTGGATAGTTACGCCGCTAACGACTCTTGGTTTACAGATGAACGGGGTATGCCGTTTGAAGAAGGGAAGACTGAAGAATTTGTCCAACAGGTCGGGGAACGTATAAGCAAATATAACGGACGTGCGGCACTTATGCGTATGAACTCTGCGTTTGCCGCAGGGAAATTCCCTGACAAGTTTTTTGATTACGTTTATATAGACGGTGGACACGATTTTAAGAATATAATGATAGACTTATTATCCTGGCTTCCTAAAGTCAGGGAAGGCGGTATTTTTGCAGGACACGATTACGGGTATAAAGAAGTTGGTGACGCTGTATACTCTTATATTTACTCACAACGTTATGATTTATATGTTAATAATTCAGATTGGTGGATAATAAACAAACGTGGATGAAATAACCAATCAAGTATATGAGGTAATAAGTGAGTATCCGTTAGCTTTCGGTAGATACTTTTTTCCTCACCATTTCCGTATGCCTTCCGCCCCGTTCCATTTAAAGATTTTGAATGAGGCGATGAAGAACTTGTTATTAGCGGTAGCCGCACCAAGGGAGAGTTCTAAGACCACTATTTTAGGATTCTTATTCCCTATCCACAGGATTTGCCACAAGAAAAAACATTTCATAGTCATAATCACTTCAGTCTATTCTAAATCTTGCGGAATACTCGACGCAATCAAGAAAGAGATAAGGGATAACCAGAACTTGCAGAGGTTTTTCCCTATGACTATCCCTAGAGACGCTGAAGGTGATTCTATATTCAGACACGCTGACGGGTTTGAAATAAGGGTGTTGTGTAAAGGTAGAGACCAGATTGGTGATATTAGAGGAGAAAAGTTCGGGGCGTATAGACCTGACCTCATAATCTTAGACGATGTTGAAGACGACAAGATGGTTCTTAATCCAGAACGTCGGGCGGAGTTAGCTGACTTGTTTGACCAAGTGGTTATGTTTGCGGGAGAAAAAGGGAATACAAATATAATCATCATAGGGACAATGCTACACGATGACAGTCAGTTAGCAAAAATGTTATCTACCGAGCATTACCCCACGTTCAAGAAATTGTTATATCAAGGTCGTAGCGGGAGGGAAAGTATCTGGAAAGAGAAATGGTCGGTTGACGATTTAGACGAGATGGAACGGCGTGACCCCATATCTTTTGCTAAAGAGATACAGAACGACCCAGTATCAGGTCTGTCTTCTAAGTTCGACAGAAAAGACTTTCGGTATTGGAAGATAGAGAATATGTGTTACGTTTTATTCGGGGCGGAGGGGGAGATAGTTTCCAAAGGCGACCTCTCGACTTGCCGTGCGGCAATCGGGTGTGATTTAGCGTGGGAAGAAAAGAGAGAAAACGATTACTCTGTCATATTACCAGCTTTTTTAACTCCGCAATCAGAATTACTTGTAGACACGTATTTCTATAAGAAAAGTATGCGTCCTAACGAGATTGAGGAAATCCTGTTTACAATGGAAGAACGACTTAGGTTAGTTACAGGAAACTCCGTGTTTATAGGGTTTGAGAAAGCGGCGTTAGAGAAAGTTATGAAATGGTTGTTAAAAGAGGCGATGAGGAAACGAAACAAATACTTGTTATTTAGAGACCTTCAATGGGATATGGACAAGATCACCAGGATAGTCACTAGACTTCAACCCAGATACGCCCAGCACGTTATTTACCACAGGCAAGGTATGGGCGAGTTAGAACACCAGCTTTTGAGGATACCTTCAGGTTCACACGACGATTTGCCTGATGCATTACAGGGCGTAGTCCAGTTATTAGAGTATCCTAGAGGAATGAAGAAGAAAGAAGAACAGGAAAACGAGTTCGACTGGTGGCGGAGAAAGGCGATAGAAGCCAAAAATCCTAAGAAGAAACATTATATGTACGGAAGTAAAGGACACAGGTTCGAATTACCAGCAGAGGAGAGTTTTGAAAGGAAGATTTAATACGAATTTCTTGAAAAGTGACGAAATATCATTAAACTTGTAACGATAAGTCAACACTTAGTTTAAGGAGTATCAAATGCCTGATGACAAAATATCAAAAGACCGTATAGTATCCCTCAAGAGTGAGATACTTATGGCGGAGAAACTCAACTCCGAAGAAGTAGAACCCATTATGACTGAAGCACTTAGTCGATATATGGGTGAGTTTGTCCCAGATTTCGGGATGGATTGGGATGTAGTGTTGAACGAAGTATACCCAATCATACAAAACAACCTGCCTTCTATCTTTTTCCGTAACCCCAGAGCCTTCTTAAAGCCTAGAAACAAGACATTTATAGCAAAAAAGCGTGACCCTATCTCCGGTAAGATGGTTGAGATGGAGTTAGACTCCTCAAAATCGGCTAAAACACAAGAAGACCTGTTAAATTATATGCTTTCTGAGATAAAATATAAGAAAGAGGTCAGAAAAGTGTTGTTAGACGCTCTTTTGTTCCCATATTCAGTCCTTTGGCACGGGTATAAGGGTAATTTCGGTATGACAGATGAACAAAGCATATTTATTAAAGACGAACAGATATTTGTTAAACGAATTTCACCACTTAGATTTCTTCACGACCCCGCAGTAACCATTTCTGACATAGAAGAAGCCCGTTGGGTGGGTAGATCACTAGACATCCCTCTTTCAGACATACTAGAAGACGACAGGTTAAAAGTAGATAAGAAACTCAAGGGTTTCAAGGGTTACGGCGACAGGATTGGGTCAAAAACTGCTAAAGATACTCTAACTAAAGCTAAAGAGGGCAAAGATTACGCTAAAATCAGTTCTTTAAAGAAACCAATGCTTGATTTTGCGTCAAACGAGTTTAAAGAGTCAGATGATTCAAGATTCGTTAAAGTCTATGAGATATTCCTTCGTCCCACGAACAAAGAGAAAAGAGAAGGCAAAAAAGGATGGATACTTTTACTTACAGACGAGCAGGTTGAACCATTGAGACAGAACGAATGGGTAATCAAGGCAGAAGGATTCCCAGCCCATATTTTACAGTTCAACGAACTTAACGATAACTTGTTCGGGATAGCTGACGTAGATACATACTCACAGGTTGCTGACCAAAAGAACGCAATAGTGAACCTACAGTTAAGAAACGCACAAGAAAATTCTAAAGTATGGGTTGGTATATCTAAAGCGGGGTCGAGCGAAGAAGACGTTGAACATATCAGAAAAGGTGAGCAGTCAATTATATTCTTTGAAGATGGAAAGCCTTCAGAGAGGATGTATGTAGCGTCTCCAGGCGGGTCAGCGTCGTCAGAGTTATACTTAATCGACCAGAGGATACAGAAAAACCTTGAAGACAAGTCAGGGGTTACTGATTTAAAACGAGGTTTCTTACAGAGTGGCGAGGAAAGTGCGGCTTCAGTCAAGATACGTGCGGCAGGCGGGGGAGCAAGACCAGCATACCGACAAGATTTAATGTCTGATTTCTTAAAAGAGTCAATGCACTATCTTAACCAGTTAAACAAACAGTTCCTACCTTACGACAAAGCAGTCCGTATAATCGGTAGTTTAGATTTAGAGTGGTCAGATAATCCGACGAAAGAAGAAATCCAAGCAGATACTGACGTTGATTTAGACGTGATTTCTATGCTTCCCGAAAATCCAGAGAAAGAACTTGCACAACTAAACACTTTACTGGCTATGATGATTCAGTCATTGCAGATGCCTGAAGTAAAAGAGAAACTGGCACAAGAAGGCAAGACTATGAACTTGTCTCCGATAATCGAGCAGATGTTAATGCGTATGAGGATTAGAGACCCAGAGATATTCAGGAACATTAAACCTGAAGAAAGTCAGGGGTATGTAAGTGTCCAACAGATTAGAGAGGCTAAAGAGAACGTCAATGCGGCGTTGACTGGTCAACAAGTCCCATACCCGCCGAAACCCGAAGACGATTCTGTTGCTAAGTTAGAAGTTTATACCACTATTTCTCAACTGTTAAAACAGGCAGGACAAACTTGTGATGCGTTGGAACAGTTAATACAGATACACGCACAACTGCTGGAAGAAATCCAGAAACAGCAAGCTAATCCTGGTCAGATGGTTAATTTGAAGAAACCCACTATGGAGACAGTGTAATGGAAATCATCGTCAAGAACTACGAGCATTACAACCGAAGTATGGGCAAACACATTACCAACAAACACCAATATACCGAAGAAATGAAAAAGGGCGGATACGTTACTTTCGAGCGTGGACAAGAGTTATCCAGACAAGCGTGCGATAATAAGAAAAAGGACTACAACTATTTGTCCGATAAAGCGTCCGAAGTAATCAAATCCGCCCGTAACTCTACCGACAGAAAAGGTAGGATTAAACCGTCAGATAGGTTGATAGACGGTATGAAATCCGTCGGTGTAAACTTTGACGCAAGGAGACCAGAGTGAGAATAATAGAAATCCAGTCGGGAATCAGTATTAACACAGAAAAGATAGAAGGTATCAAAGCCAACGATAACGGGACTTGTGAAATATTTATCGGCGGAAAGACCTACCTATCCACATTCTCTTACGATAACTTATTACAGATGTTAAGAATCGAAGGGTTTGTAGATAACGGGTTATCCAAAAGCGAGAATATGGAACGAGCGATGAAAAAGTTGGACAAAGTATTGGACAACGCCCAGCATTTTTCGGGCTAAAGTAATCCTAACCTAACGGAGGAACTTAAATGGATTTTCAGACCAATGTAAAGACGGGGGATGTAAAGATAAGTGAAGGTTCGACACCAGCACCTGAAGTAAAACCTGACTTAATAACCCGTGTTTCACAAGTCAAAAAAGAAGAACCTAAATTAGAAGTAATACAAGGTGAAGTAACAGAACCCGAATTTGATTTCAAAGACATTGAAAAGATTACCGACCCTACGGCAAAGGAGTATGCGGAGAACGCATATAAATCTTTCCAAAGAGGGTTTAACAAGAAGTTCCAAGAGATAGCGGAAATAAGGAAATCTCTTGAGGGTAAGAAACAAGAGTCTGTAGCTTGGACTCCTGACAGGATAAACCAGTTGCTTAACGACTCTACGTTTGTCGAAGCGGCGAAACAAGTGGCACAAACACAAGCACCATCAACTTTTGAGGGGACTCAAGAAGAATGGTCTTCATTAAGCGATGGGGATAAAGTTAAGTTCAAACAGCTTGAAAACAAAATAGCTCAACTTGAACAACAAAACTATCAATCCCATTTAAAGCAACAAGACGAGTCTTTAAAATCCAAGTATGCTAATTACCAGCCTGAGGCGTTAGACATTATCACAGCAGAACTTCTTACGGGCAAACGACAAGCTACCCGTGAAGACCTGTGGAGAGTATACGACTACGAGGATGCGGTTACTAGGGCATACGAGTTAGGGAAGAAAGATGCGTCGGGGACAAACAGGGAAAAATCACAGGCGACAACAATCGAAGGAATAACTACACAAGCGAACACCGAGACTCCTAAACCCGATAAGGGCGAGAACGATAGGGATTACTTCAAACGACTGTTTTTAGGTAATGCTTCCAAGTTCAAGGATACTGGTGCTAGAAAATAAGGAGCAATAAATGGCTAACGAGTATGGAATACCGTCGACGTATGATACAGTAGTATTAACTACGTCATTGGCGGATTACCAGAAAAGATTGGTCGATTAATAACGTGGTCGACTTTAAACTAACTCTAATATGGGGAACACCCTTCTAAAAATGGGCAACCCTCTGGGAAGAATGAAAAAAGTAGATATAGCATATTTAGCGGGAATAATAGACTCTGATGGTTGTATAAGCATACAGAAGTATGCTAATTGCAATTCGTATAGGTCTTATCTAACCGTTATTCAGCGTGATTTACCGTTGATTGAATATCTGTATTCTACCTTTGGCGGTTCTGTCAATGTTGTTTCTACTAAAAGAGGTATGGGTAGAGATTTTTATCTTAGGTGGTTAGTTGCTGATTCAAGGGCAATTAACATACTAAGAATGTGTCTACCATATCTTAGGTTGAAGAAACAACAGGCTATTCTTGCAATAGAATTGACAAAAGTTAAAACAAAAAAGTATAGGACTGGTAGATATTCTTCTTATACTGAACAGTCAATTAAATTGCAGAAAAGTATATATGACAGTATACGGTCAATCAATTCACCCGCAACGACTGAACGAGTTGGCTCGAAAGAGATGCGACAGTCTGAACTGACAGAGATGAAAAATCGTCAGAGTGCTATCCGAAGCGAAGCACCGCTTAGTGCAAACTAAGTAGTAACAATTTTTGAACGTCTATAATGAAGGAACTGTTCAGGCGTTGATGACTGGTGCTGGTAACAAAAAAACTATCGACGGCGGACTTTCTATCGTCGAGACTTTAATCAAAGAGAAACAGGATGACGGTGGATTTTATCTTGGTGCTGATGTTCTTAACAACACCCAGGGTAATGATACCACTATGGTAGAGTTTAAGTGGCAGAATATGTACGAACCTATCCAGATAACCCGTGACGAAGAACGGCAGAACTCTGGCGACAGCCACAAGATAATCGATTTGGTCGGAACTAAAATCAAGTTAGCTGAAAAAGCTATTCGTGATAGGTTAGATCAGGCGTTATCTACCCCAGTGAGTGCGGCTAATAACCTTATCGACCTTGATACATTGGTTGATACCGGAACATTAGGAACTATCGCTGGTGCGACTGACACTTTCTGGCAAGCTACAGAAACAGCGTCAGGTGCTTTTGCGACACAAGGTTTATCAGATATGGCTACGGCTACGTATTTGGTTTCTTCGGCAAGCAATTCCGAAAATCCTACCATATACTTGACCACAAAGACCATATTCAAAAAGTTTGAGGATACCAGATTACCGTTAGAGAGGATTTCAAACACTATGACGGCAAACGCTGGGTTCACCAACTTGACTTTCAAAGGTAAACCAGTTACTTACGGAAACTATATTGGTTCTGGATTATTGTTCGGGCTGAATATGAACTATATTTACCTGGCAGTTGATTCCGCAACCGATATGATTACTACTCCTTTCATTACTCCTACCAACCAGACGGTCAAGGTAGCGTATATCCTTTGGAGAGGTAATATGATTACTAACAACAGACGCAGACATTTCAAATTAACAGGCATATCCTAAACTGTAAAGGAGCAATTTAATGGCTAACACGTCTTCACCCACAAGTACTAATAGGCACAGTTGTGGTGATATGACCCTTTACATTATTGGGTTTGACAATATGGTTACGGCGTCTACTTATGCGTCGGGAATCCCTGGTGTATTAGGGTGTTGGTTGACTTCGTATGCGGGAGCGTCTACTGGTGAGGCGGCGTTATTGGCAACTGCCAATTTCACTAATTCAGACACTGGTGCTACGTTCACGCTACTTCCTGTCACCAATGCTACAACTGGAACGTTATTTGCATTATCGGTAGGTTAAACAATTTTCCGCAATATGTTATTGTATGCAGAGGCGGAATAAACAAGGAGAATTAAATGGCTGTTAATAGTGCAGAAAGTTGGTTTTCAAACGCACTCGTCGGAGTTCCGCAGGTCGGAGCTGATGTCAATATCTATGAGGAACACACGACACCGAGGTTTGCAGTAGGAACAAAGTTCGAAAGACAAGACGGTGCTGTTTTCCGGTATGCTCATTTTGGAGCTACGGTTAATTCCGCTGGTCTTATGTGCCACGTTGATATGAGCGAGTCTGCAATCGAAGGTCTGACCCCTCTACTCGTGGTTGCAAGTTCGTCTACTTACCAGATGGCTGATGAGCAACCTGGGACGTATCCGAATATGAAAGGTTCCAGATATATAGTCATCACTAAAGGTTCAGTTTCTGCTGATGATTATGCTGGTGGATATATCACTATGTCTTCCGGTAATGCGGCTACTTCGCATACATACAGAATCAAAGGTAACACCGTAACTGGCGACCCTGCTTCCGGTAAAGTAAGGGTTGATCTGTATGACAAACTTCAGGTTGGTTTGAGTTCATCTACTGGGTTTATGCTTGCTCCGTCCAGATGGGCGAACCTTGAAGCGTCATTACCTTCAACGGGAAGTGATTTACCCGCTGGAGTTTCAATGGTCAAAATCACCACAGCTGACGATTATGGCTGGGTTCAGACCAAAGGTATCGCTGGTGTGTTGTCCGGAGAATCTACAATTCTGGCTAACAGACCTGTGGCTATGTCAACAGAAGTAGCTGGTGCGGTTGATCTGTTTGCGGTAAGTGTTTCTACCCTTACTTCAACAGCTTATTCAATGACACCTCCTCACTCGATTGTTGGATTTTCGGTCACTAACTGCACGGCTGGGACATTCGTTCCTATCGTGTTGAACATCGACTAGTTCTAAACTGGGGGTGGGCGAAAGCCTGCCCCCTCATTTTAAGGAGAAAGTATGCTTTTGAATCCAGGTTCAAAAATAAGCATATTGACTAACCAGGCATACGCTTTGGGAGACGGTAGCACTCCAGCAAGAGTTTATAATATAACTATGCGGGCAACTGCTACTTCTCAGGGAACTATGACTATATATGAGAATACTTCAACTGCTCAAGGGTATGCAACTACACAGGCAGTCCTAGCTGTTGAAGCGTTCGCAAGGTGGAGTTCCGACCTTAATAACTCATTAGATTTTGGGTTTTATGGTCTGTTGTTTCCTAACGGTGTATATGTCGGTGTCAATAGTAATGTAGCGTATCACACAGTGGTTTATGAAGTATTACCGAAATAGGCATAGCAATTCTAACTAAAGGAGAAAACTAATGCCAAGTTACGTCAGTGTCGAAGGAATTTTTTATCCCGCAAAAGAGAAAGTATCACTGAAGAACATTACCGACAAACCTAAAGAGATTGACGGTAAAATCGTTGAACCAGGTGAACCTTACATCTATGAGGGAGCAGACAGGGCGGCGTTGTTCGAGATGTATAAAGCCGGAGTAAGCGAGTTCGGTGGAGATTTCAGGTATGACTCTGAATTTTTAAACCGTATCCGCAACTTAGGGTTTAAGAACGTCAAAGAATACCTGTCTTACGTCGGACACGATGAAGTTACTGCTAAAGAGAAAGCAGAGAAACGTGCGGCTAAAGTAAACAAGCACGAGTTACCCGCTAAAGTCAAGGAAATTTCCCAACTTGGCGGTGGGATAGATACTACTGGTCAGGGACAAGACAAATACGGCGGGTTCGGTGAGCCGAAGAATTAGGATAGATTATGGGATATGGAACTGTATCCGTAGCCACTAATGCTGTAGCTACGATAATAACAGAGAACGCCAACCGTCACTCAATTATCATTACAAACATAGGCACAGGACCAGCGTTCATTGGTCCAGACGCTTCAGTAACTTCCGATAACGGGACTAAGATCATAACTAACGGTAGTATAACTGAAGACTCTGGCGGGGCGAAGATTTATTATGGTGCTTATTACGCTATTGCTGGTTCGGTAGGAACTACTGTCACTTACTGGGAACGGACGAGGTAGTAAATGATAAATATAAACAACCCTGCGTCAGGTGGCGGTGGTAGTGCGTCACTTGATGCTTCACTTAATGGTTTACTAATAGGCACTGGCGGAGTTTTCGCCGTAACAGAAACAGGAACTGCGGGACAAGTATTACAATCAGATGGGGATAACACATACACTTGGGTTTCGTTAGGAACAGCTTCACATAACGCTGTAACTATAGGAACTGACGGTGCTGGACTTGCTAACGGATTAAGTTTAGCAGACCAAGAAATAACTATGACTACCGCTTCAGCCACGGTCATAGGGACTTTATCCACCGCATTATTCGCTACATTCAACTCTAAACTAGCATATATAACTACTGGGATTTTAGGTGTTTCCGCACCTTTTAATACAGACCAAACAAGATACGTATTAGGTGGTGCTGTTAATATATCTCTAAATACCGCTACTATTTGGGCTACCACTTTTTCGGGAACTAACTTTTATGGTGGGACTTTTTCTGGAAACGCTGTAAAAGCAACCACCGTAAGTGGAACTACGATTTATGCTACTACATTATCAGGTGTAACTGCTCGTGTTAATACTGCTGTTGTTGGTTCGTTAGATGGAATATTTTTTGGGACTGGCGGTATTGTAGATTCTGTTGCTACAGGTGGTGTTGGTCAATTCTTATACCAATCAGGGGCTAATACGTATGCTTATGCCTCAACTCAAGCAAGTTTACCCACAGTAACTACTGGAATAATCAGTGGTCTATTACCAATAACCACAGATAATACGAGATATGTTCTTGGTGGAACACTACAACTATCATTAAATACATCTACTATCTGGGCAACGACGTTATCAGCCACTAACTTCTACGGTGGAACTCACTCTGGTAGTGCTATCCAAGCAACGACTATTTCAGGGACGACCGTCTACGCTGTTACTTTATCAGGAACTACCGCAAGGGTTTCTACTGGAATAGTAGGGTCTTTGAACGGTGTGTTTTTCTCAACTGGTGGGGTAATGACAGCAATCGCCACCGACTCTGTAGGAAAATTCCTAGTCCAGTCAGGGGCAAACGTCTATTCTTGGGCTAATACAGCGGCACAAGCTGGGTTAGGGACTGATGTTGTAGTTCCTTACACTGGTGGAGTATCAAGTCTTTTATTAGGAGCATACCGATTTTCAGCAACTGGGATTACTTGTGGGACTTTACAAGGTGTAGTCATAAGCACAGGTGGTTCTTTCTCGGCAGTAGCTACGGGTGCTGTAGGTAGTTTCTTCGTTCAGTCAGGAGCAAACACTTACTCGTGGGCAAATACTTCTTCAGTAGGCGGTTTGGGGACGGATACGGTAGTTCCATACTTAGGTGCTGTTTCTGATCTAAACTTAGGTGCTTACACTTTATCAGCCACGATAATCACTGGTAGTGCGGTAAGGGCGACGGTTTTATCAGGAACGACAGTCTACGCTTCTACTTGTTCAGCTACCAACGTTTACGCCACGACTTTTTCGGGGACAACCGTAAAAGCCGATACTCTATCAGGAACTACTCTTTACGCTACCACTATATCAGGGACTAACGCTTATATAACCACCATATCTTCTACCACTGTCAAAGCAGATACTTTATCTTCAACCACGTTATATTCAACAAACGTAAGTGCTGGGACAATATACGCTACGACATATTCAGGGACTACGGTCAAAGCTGACACTTTCTCAGGGACGACTTTTTACGCTACTACATACTCTGGGATAACCGCAAGGGTAAGCACAGCTATAGTAGGAACATTAAACGGTCAGGTATTCTCTACTGGCGGTATTTTAACTACTGTTGCTACTGGGGCGGTAGGAAGTTTCTTCGTCCAATCGGGTGCTAACGTCTACTCCTGGGCTAATACAGCGGCAAGTCTACCTACCGTAACTACTGGGATTATATCAGGGTTACTTCCGATAGTGACAGATAACACTCGGTATGTTTTAGGTGGGACGTTACAGATGTCGTTGAACACCAATATTCTATGGGCAATTACACATTCAGGGACAAACTTCTATGGCGGGACACATTCAGGTTCTGCGGTTCAAGCAACCACGTTATCTGGGACTACGTTATACGCTACGACTTCTTCCGCTGTTACAGCAAGAGCTTCTACTCAATACGTATTTGGTGCGGATAACCCCACACAGACTGCAGTCGGGGGAATAGCAGTAAAATCCACTACTACTTCAGGTGGTGGGTTTAGAATATACACAGACGCAGAGTATACTATCCCAGTCTACCAGTCTAAATCGTTCTGTATAACTGCTCCGTCCGGTGCGGCAACGTATATGTTATTTAAAGCACCTTATAACCTTACATTAAGAAACGTATATTGTTTTGCTTCAGGCGGGACGGTAACTGGTGCTTTATACGAGTGTGATGGGAACGGTGCTACTGCTGTAAGTGCTACGGCATACGGAGCTATAACTGGGACTACGACCACAGCTTCAAACATAGTAAACGGGACAATAGACGCTGGTGACTTTATTGACTGGATAACAACTTCTACTGGCGGGACAACAACACAATTCGCCTGTTCGGTATTTTATTCTATGGATACTGCCTAATGTTAGAAAAATCTTCACCCACACTCTCGGAATACAAAGCTACCCTCGGAACTGATGAGGTGATTGTTTGTCCTTCCACCGAAAAAGTTACTTACGCAGAAATCCTACCCGACTTATCTATCAAAGAGTATGTCGAGCCTACGATACAATTCACTAAGTGGAACAAAGAAGAAACTCTTTCTATAATCTACGAGAACACTCAATTTTCCGACAAGACTTTAGTTGATGGCGAATTAAGGCTAACCGCAGAGAACGAACAATTCTACTATAAACAAGCAGATACTGATTTAATGAAGTTTGGTTTAATTCTTCCTAAACCTCCAGATAAAAAACCCGTCTTGATTGACGGGATAGAATATTATCAGTGGAGTTTTAAATTAGTAGGGTGGGAGAATTTCGATTTCTTTTATCAACCACCACTCAAAAATATAAATCCTGATGGTTCAACTTGGGAATATGATGACGAAATAAATAAAAAAGGGTTATGTTTTCGCTCCGCAGAAATGTCTGGGGGTTGGGTAATTTACCATAAAACTAAAATCAATAATAAATATGCCACAGGACAATTTGGGACTATTGCGGTAATTAAATTAATATCATCAGACGGTAGAGTTATAAAACTTTCCCCGGAAATTAATAATGGGATTTATACCATAAATGCTCCTATTAATTTAATAAAAGATTTTAAATACCCCTTAAAATTCAATGACCAGTTTGGTTTAAATACAGTAGGGGCTTCTACATTTACGGACTGCTCGGATTATTTTGAAGCAGTTATAGTTACAAATGCCCCTGCTGGTCAAATTACCAAAGTGTATATTGCTGAAAAAGTCAGCACTGGAACTTCTAAAGCAAGAGTAGCGTTATATACAGATGTGTCTGGAACTTGCACTGCTTTAATTTCTAACACAGATTCTGGAGAAATGACTTTATCAAGAACCACTGACCCCACCAGTGATTTATCTACTTGGTTACAAGCAGATATAGCATCTGGTTTTACACTTGTTGCGACTACTACTTATTGGATAGCATTTAACAACACAACGCACAATAGCACGATATATTATAACACCGTAGCGAGTGCAAATGGATATGCTACAAATAGTTATACCCTTTTCCCAAATGCTACTGCCCCGGCATTAAATACGCAAAGCAGAAGATACTCAGTTTGTTATGAATACACCGCAGGGGGTGGGGGAGGGATAGGATGCGATTTAACAGAGAAGTTTATAATGTTTGATTAAGGAGACAACTATGTATAGCGGGGAGGAACGAAGAAAAGACTCAAGGTTCTGTGATGGACACATCCTATTCTCTAACACTTTAGCACGGGTAGAAGAAAGGTTGATTGCTATTGACAAACGTATTAACGGTTCTATAGAAGATATAGAAAAACATATTGAACACGGCGGAAAGTGGAGAGCTAGTATTATCGGGATTGGGTCAGGTTTAGTATTAGCGATAATTGGTTGGGTATACGCTTACGGACAGATTGCTAAACAAGTCGAAGTAAATACGGCTAAATGGTCAAAAGCCGAAGATGTAAAAGACACGGTTAAAGCACAATTAGAACAAATGAGGATAGAAATAAGAAACCCACAAGTATACAAAGAACGATGAATTGCCCTAAATGTAAGTGTGAAAATTGTTACTGGGAAGACGGGTGGTGTATCTGCTCAGATTGTGGTCATAGATGGTTAAGTGATTGGCTAAAATAGGAGGAATAATGGTAGCGAGTATTTTAAGAATAGTAAGGATTTTAGTAGCACAAGCGATTGGGTTGTTTATAGAGACTTGGGGTGGAATTACTATCCCATACGCTGGGATTACAATAGGTGCGGCGATCAACGGGTTGTTTAAGTTTTTGAGAGATAAGTTTCCTAACTCACAGATAATAACTTGGCTACCTTTATAACTTGGATAGTTAAGTTCTTCTCCGGTTTTGCGATATGGAAAGGTCAGCAGTTTGGCAAGATACTTTTCTACTCGATAATCGCTATCCTGATAGGCTTCGGGTTTTGGAAGCTGTTTCTTGAGAAGAAAATCACAAACTTAGAAAAGTATTACAACTGTAACATAACACAATTACACCCTGTTGAATGTCCTAAAGAACCAGCATTTACTCTGATAAAACTATGGCGATTACGGTTATTCTCGGTTCGATAGCCTCGGCAATCCTTTATAGGTGCGGAGGGGTAGGTAAACCTTACGACACAAAATATAGAGACTGGGGTTGTTCACTAATCACTCTGATTACTATTTGTTTATTAAATACTAAATTAGTAGTTATTAGTAATTGGTTAGTATTTACAATTTCATTTCTGTTATCTTGGGGGGCGTTATCTACCTACTGGAAAAAGTCTGCTGACGCTAAGTGGATTAACTGGTTCTTCCACGGCTTTGGGATAGGGCTATCTTCCATTCCTTTTGCTTGGATTGGAATAGCGTGGTGGCTTATTCTAATCAGAGCCGTAGTGCTTGGAATAACGATGATGTTAGTTTCAGAGTGGAACGACAACCCAGTTTGGGAAGAATGTGGTAGAGGAGCGTTAATCGTATTGACTCTGCCCATTCTGTTTATTTGAGGAGGATTATACGAAAGGAAATATAGGTATCATCTGGCGATCTAAACAGGCACGCAAGTCTGGGAGGAAGTATGAAAGTAGAATGTCCTTATTGCCACAACGATACGATTGACACTAAGTTTTGTGATTTTTGTGCAAAACCGATACACGAGATGAAGAAAAAAAAACAAGAAGAAGACACAATGATACACCTAACAGAGTTCGGCAGAGAGCATCACGATATGGGGGGTAAATGGTAAGCTACCTAATAATCATATTGGTTTGTTTATTCTTTTACCGCCAAACTGTCAATTACGGGTATATCATTGACGATATGGAAGTTGCTACACACAAAAGGACTGGTAATTGGTTAAGAGACTTATGGTATCAAATCAGAGGACACTCGTATTTCAACCCCAAGACCGAACATACTATCACTCTTTTAATCCACACTATCAACTGTTGTTTGATATACTGGGCGTTTGGGATGAACCAAGTTTCGTTTATAGCGGCTATGCTGTTTAGTGTTAATCCCGTGAACAATCAGGCAAGTGTTTGGTTGTCTGGCAAAGTATATGCGTTAGGGGCGATGTTTATGCTTATAGGTTGGGGAGTAAAAACTATTTATCCTATAACATACTTCCTCGGTTCTTACTTCTCCCTGAACGTTGTCCCTACGCCTTTACTGTTCTTAATGGCTAGACCTCACTGGTGGGTGTTGTTAATCGGTGTTATGATCTTGGCGTATAGAATGAGGTTGTTGTTTGAGCCTTCTAGGAGATTTAAAGATTCTTCCCCCGAAATGCAGGAGTATGTGTTCTCTAAAAGTCCTAAAAGATTGATTGTCCCATTAAAGACGTTCGGGTATTATCTTAGATTATGTTTTTTCCCAATTAGACTTGGTATGTGCCACGAGTATTTACACGTATTCGGGTTGACTAAAAAAGAAACGGATATGTGGTTTAAACCAGATAAGTATATGTTTTTAGGTTTATCCGCCATTTCGTTTCTTATCTTAGGATTAGTCAAGGGTTGGGATATGTTAGGTCTTTACTGGTTCACGTTATGTATGCTACCCTGGTCTAATTTTGTGGTGTTAAACCACCCGATTTGTGAGAGGTATGCTTACTTAGCAAACATAGGATTGATGGTATTTGTGGCGAAACTGTGTTCTCTTACTCCACTTGGGTCGTATTTAGCGGTTGGTTTATGGGTTTACTACGCTACTAGGTTGTTTTATTTTCTCCCCGCTTACAAGACAAACTTGGAGTATTTTAAGTTAAACGTAGACAACTTTGAAAACGTGGCAATAGGATACAATCAGGAAGGACTTGAAAGAATAAGGTTCAACCAAGCAGGAACGGCAGTTGATATATTTGCTCAAGGACTATTCTCAAGACCAAACGATTTCAGACTTAACTACAACTTAGGTAATCTTTTGATAGGAATGGGAAGGTTTTTAGAAGCAAGGTCTTATATCTACAAAGCTGAACAGAATTTAGACCCTAACAACAACTACGCAGTTTGGATGGAAAACATCAACATATTAAAACACAAGATACGTGAAGGTGGAAAAATAGAGGTGATTTGATGCTGACTTATGGAGATTTAATATCGGAAGTTAAAAGGCGGGCAATACGTGACCAGTCAGGGACTACGTTTGATACTGCCGTGAAGAACATAATCAATACCTCATTATTTCGGATTTCAAGAGAAGCACCGTGGCGGGTTATGAGGAGAAAATCATACTTTGACACTGTAACTTCGTATACCAAAGGTAGTGGAGCGGCAACTGCCACTACGTCCAGTGTCAACGTTACCCTGACTGGAGCAACTTTAATCACGGACGATGTCCATATTGACAGGTCTATCAAGTTAAGCGGTGACGGAGACTATTTTGATATAAGGTCTATTACCGGAGAAGACACTTTGACGATAGACAAACTCTGGTCAGCGTCAACTACGACCAATATGACTTATGAGATTTTCCCCCAATGTGAGTATAATTTACCAATCCAGGCTGGACATCGTATGTTTATGTGGCACGAAGATTACGGGTATCCATACCAACTACAATACGTTACTGACCAAGAGTTCGTTAATGACGGGTATGACCGTTGGGAAAAGGGTACGCCAACGACGTATATGATGTGGGGCGAAGATATGGTCAAACAACAGCCTAAACAAGCGGGTAGGTTGACTGTGTTCTCCACTTCAGCAAACGACACTACCCAAGTAGTCACTATATTCGGGACTGTAGGCGGATACCCAGCGTTCGAGAATATAAACGTAAATGGTGCTACTGCGGTTACTTCAAGTGCGTTGTTTAGTTCGGTGGAACGTGTATCTAAGAATGCTTCGTCTGCTGGAAGGGTTGGGGTTTACGCTGACGCTTCGACTTCAACTGTCGTAGCTATTATGCCTATGGGCGATACCACCGCTGGGGTGATGTATAGAAAGATAAAACTTCATCCATTACCTACACGTGTATTCCCTATCAACGTCCAATACTATAAAGACCCGTATAGACTGGTAAACGACGGTGATGTCCACGAGTTAGGTCAGGAGTTTGATGAAGCTATTATTTTGTTGAGTGTAGCCAAGATCAAAGCGGAAAACTCACAAAACGAAGCTGGTGGGTTCTTTAATATGTATATTGACGAGATACGGACTTTAAAGAAGATTAACTGTGATAAGATAGATTGGTTTCCTACTCTTTTACGCCCGAAAGCTACGGTGAGAGATACTTCGGTGAGACCTAATATACTTTACCGTCAGGTCGGGAGTGAATATGGCAGAAGTTCGAGGAGATAATGGCGGGAATAACGTTCACATCTAAAACTGTAAATGTAAGTCACAACGCCCTAAACGGCGGATTAAACTCAACGTCAGGTAATCTTAATTTACAAGACAACGAGAGTTCAGACTTACAGAACGTCGATTTCGACAAGTTCGGGTCTATCCTAAAACGTAACGGGTATACCTGTTTAAACACTGGTGGTATGTATATTGGAACTTCTACCGAAAGCGTGGACGCATTAGTTTGGGCAGAGTTCACTACAGGCGGGTCGATAACACGTCACGCTGTGGCTATTTCCGGTGCTAAGATATACAAGATGGACGATTTAGACGGTGTGTGGGACGACGTAACCGGCGGGGCGACTATAACATCAGGCAACCAGTTTGATGTGGAGATGTATAATACGACCTTATTCGCCACAAACGGGGTAAACGCCCCAGTCAAATGGGTTACAGGAGACACAGCAAACGTGGCAAGTGTTCCTACAGGGCTGACTAAAGCTAAATACGTTAAGCAGTTCAACAACTACTTGTTCTATGCTAACGTCGTTGTTGGTGGAATTAACTTACCAACACGTCTTTACTGGTCAGCCCTAAGAGACCCTACTTCGTTTGATTCGGCAGATTGGTTGGAAGTTTCGAAAGATGACGGTCAGGAGATCACCGGGTTACGGGTTTTAGCCGATAGATTAGTAGTGTTTAAAGATAAAGCTATATATAACGTATTCTTTACTGGAGACTCTGACATCCCGTTCACGTTACCTGGCGGTGGAAAAGCTAATTCGTCAGTAGGTTGTATTTCGTCAAACAGTATTCAGGAAGTAGAGAACGGTTTAGTATTCTTATCTTCTGACGGTTTGTATTACTATGACGGGATGAACGCATACAAAATCTCGGATAAGATAACAGATACGTTAATGGGGTATAACACCACCCAGTTATCAAAGGCGAGTTCTTTGGTATATAAAAAGAAATCACAATACTGGTTAGCTCTACCTAGTTCAGGGCAGACTAAAAAAGACAGGGTTGTAGTGTGGGACTACTTTAACAACGCTTTCTCGATATACGTCGGTATGAATGTTAGTTCTTTAGCCACGTTTTTTGTTTCTGGAGTCAATGAACGACCTTACTTCGGAGACTACGACGGGTTCGTGTATCGGGCAGACGTGGGAAGAACTGACTATCCAGTAAACGTAGCTACGGCTATAAACTCATATTACTGGACTAACTGGAAACATTACGACGATTTAGCGAGCCAGAAAGGTATCCCTCAAATCTATATTTATTATCAGGAAAACTCGGCAGTATTGACTTTTGCTTATTCCTACGATTTTGAGGAAAATCCTCAATATTCAAACACGATAAATATGTCAGGTGGAACGGCGGTTTACGGGACGGCTGTTTACGGGACTGATGTATACGCTGGTGCTGGTGGTGCGGTAGTTCGTAGAGACTTGACTGGTAGAGGTAGAGTTGTAAGATTTAAGTTCGCTAACGCTGTAGCTAACGAGACTTTTAGGATAGACGGGTTCGGGTCTTCACCTCATTTAGAGACAAACGTATGACGATATTAAGTAAGACTTCTAATCTGGCAAGGTCGGCACATAACAAGATAGAAGATTACGTCACTAAAGTAGACGCTGATTTACAGCAGTTGTTTAACAGGTTTACTTCGATATTCCACGTCAGGTCGTTACAAGTAGGTAATGAGACTGAATACGCTTCAATAAGTTCAAGTGGGTTTGTTACTTTATCTTCCGCCACTGTTTGTAAACTTGCTATGCGACCAGCGTTTGTTGCGGGTAGAATTGGTGGGTTAGTTAAACCTACTCCAGTAGCATTAGGAGTTTTTGCTGGATATTCCTGTCCGATATTCAATAATGATGACGAAGAACTGTTCTGGAGACTGCACGTTCCTGGCAGGTGGGACGGAAAATCGGATATAGATTATCATATAGTAGCTTGTTTAGCTGAAGCCCAAAGTGCGGGAAACCAGTTTAATTTCCAAGTGTCTTGGGGACATTCTGATAATACTACCGCTTCAATCAACACAGCGGCAGTTCAGAACTTGGTTACGGGAGCGACTTGCATGGCGGGTCATATTGCTAAATACTCGGTATTCAAACTAGATTATATGATAGACTGGGATGTTGATACCCCCGATATAACTACCTCAGACACGTTGGTAGCAAGGGTAAGACGGACTGCTACTGGCGGGACTGGGTTGACAGATGAAGTCATCATATTAGACCACTGGTTGAACTTCCACGTGGATAAGATGTATAAGACTTTAAAATAGGAGAAGTATGATTACTTGGGATAAGTTCGGTCATTGTGTTATGTGCCACAAAAATATGTTAATAGAACAGGCTATTGACGGAAAGATACAAAACAGGTTTACTCCTGAATACCAAGAAACCGAGTTCTTATTAGATGACGGTTCACGTATGAGGGTAGCTATTTGTGAGACCTGTAAGAACGAATTGAAAGTAGAAGACGAACCCAAGATTATGGAATGTGTCAAGTTGGGGTGGGAAGTCGAAGTTGAGGGTATAAAGACTTGGACTGCGGAAAAGAAATCAAATTACCTAAAGAAGTATTCCAAGAAAAACATAATATGTAATTCTGAACGTATGCCTAAAGATATTTTAGAAAAGAAGTTTAAAGAACATAAGGACAAAAATGGCACTCATCGTTAAGTTATACACTTTCTCTGCGGGGGCGACAATAGTTGCTTCAGAACACAACTCAAACTTCGATACTGTTTATAACGAAGTAAACGGGTCGTTAGACAACGCTAACATAAAAGCTAACGCTGGGATAGCTGGGTCAAAGATAACCCCGACGTTCACTACTAACACGTCTATCACAGGCAATTTAACATTAGCGGGTGCGGGGAATAAAATACTAATCAAAGAAGGTTCTAACGCTTCATTAGGGACTGCGTTAATGGCTGGTGGGACTGCGTTAGTGTCGAATACTTTGGTTTCCGCTAATACACGTATTTTCTTGACACGGGCGGTTTTAGGCGGGACTGCGGGTGCGTTATGGTGTCATAGTGTTACAGCGGGAACATCGTTTAGGATTGCGTCTACTATAACCACAGAGTCAAGTACGATAGCTTACTTTTTGATAGAACCAGCGTAGGAGAAAAATGTCTACTATAATCAAACCAAATACTTTTAGTGCGGGTGCTACAATAATAGCCGCAGAGCATAACGATAACTGGGACACCCTGATAAACGATTATAATGGGTCAATAAACAACTCAAACATAGCGTCAAATGCGGCAATATCAGACACAAAACTTAACACCATCTCCACAGCAAACAAAGTCAATGGTTCAGCAATTACAGGACTTGCTAACTTAAATACCGCTACAGCGGGTACAATACCTTCAGCAAGTATTCCAGCAATAAACTTAGCGGGAACAAGCACGGGTGGGGTTATTGGGATATTACCTGGGGCTAACATAGATACAGGAACTACTGCTGGTAAGATAGTAGCATTAAATGCTTCAGCCCAACTCCCAGCGGTAAGTGGTGCGTTGTTGACTAATTTGCCTGTGTTTAACCAACAGGTATTTACTTCAACTGGTGCGGGGACTTGGACAAAACCCGCTACTGGAACTATAGTTTTAGTTGAACTCTGGGGTGCTGGCGGTAGTGGAGGAAAAAGGTCTAGTGGTGGTGGAGGTGGCGGTGGTGGTGGTGGAGCATATAAAGCTATTTGGATACCAATTACTAAATTAGGAACGACCGAAGCGGTTTCTGTAGGTGCTGGAGGTGCGGCACAAACCTCTGCGGATACTGGTGGTAGCGTTGGTGGTAATACTACATTTGGGGCATCTGGAACTTTAATTACAGCTTATGGCGGTGGTGCGGGAGCTGGTAATAACGATGCAGGTAACGGTGGCGGTGGTGGTGGAAGTCACAGTGTAGGACTAGCAACAGGAGCTGGTGGAGATTTATTTGGTAGTCCAGCACCAGTTAGAGGTAATTTTAGTACCGAAGATACCTTATCTACAAATAGCATTTATGGTGGTGGTGGTTCTGGAATGGACTACTATAATTCTACAGATTCCGCTGGTACATACTCAATATTTGGTGGCGGTGGTGGTGGTGAAGGTAACGAAGGTAGTGGGGCTAGTATAGAGAGTACTGGTGGTAATTCTACTTACGGTGGTGGTGGTGGTGGGGGTGGGGCGAATGACACCGTTGGTGGAACTGCGGGAACTTCTTACGCTGGTGGCAACGGCGGTGCTGGTGCAACAGGAGCAGCTGCGGCAACCGCAGGTTCTCAACCAGGTGGTGGTGGAGGAGGAAGCGAAACTGGGACTTCTGGTGCTGGTGGAGCGGGAAAAGTAGTAGTAACGGTATGGTAATGAAAAACACAGTAGAGCAGTTAGTGGACATATATTTCAGGGACGAGTGGTGGCATAGTTTCAAGATGCCATATCCTGAAGCAATAAATTATCATTACCAGATGTTAATGCAAGGTAATATTAAGACCATAGAAGATTTAGGGATAGTTTTAGGATATTACGAGGTTTGGTTAATAAACAAAGAGCAGTTGAATAGGATAATTCTTCATAAACCGTTTGACGCAAGAAAAGAAGATGTATCAAGTGGAGATATAGCTTACTTGTCTAATTTATGGATAGATAAGTCTTTTAGGAAGGGACGTGTTTTTAGGGAATTATACGCCAAATTTTTTGAGCAAGTCAATAAATGTCAAATGGTCGTCGGAGAAGAACAACCTCGTAAAGGAAGGTTAAGGGTTTTTAAGAATACAAAAACGGAGCAAGGAAAATGGGACAAGACAAAGGTTCAACTGTAACTAACACTACAACTACACCAAAACCTACTGCTGAAGAAACAGAAATGAATAAGATGGCGTTGGCACAGCAGAAGGAAATCCAACCACAGCAGACTGACTATTATAAGAGTGCTTATAACTTATCTAATTTGTTGTTAGGCGGTCAGCAACTTCCTGGGTATTTAAGTTCCGTTACTCAAGGTATTGACCCTAACGCCATAGGTCAACAGGCGGCTAACTACGCTAAACAGAATATGCCAGGTATGCAGTCGTTAGGTGTTTTAGATTCTGGCGAGTCTATGCGGTCAATAGCCAAAGGCATATCTAACGACGTATTATTCCCAGCACAACAGTTCAACTCTAACTTATTGATGAGTTTATTAGGTATTGCTTCTGGTCAAGGTTCTAACGCTACAAGTCAGTTCCAGTCAGGGACGAACACGTTAGCACAAAGTTTGGCGGGGTTAAGAAGTATAAACCAACAAGGAACTACATCTACATACGGTATGAACCCATTCTTAAAGAGTTTCCAGACTAGTGCTGGTAAGACTTTAGGTTCACCGAGTTTTCAGTCAGGTCCATTCGGATTTGGAGGATAATAATGCCAACGCAAAAAACTTCAACAACTAAACAAGAAAAACCAGATAATAGGCAAGTATTACTTGACTTAATCGGTAAAGAATATGGTCCAAGTAGTGTAGTAGTTATGGAGAGAGCGTTAAAGAACCAAGACAAGCAGATAGACGCCGCTATGCATACCCACGGTATGTCTTTAGAGGATATAGCTGGTAGTAGAGGATGGGATTTAGCAAAAATCGGTGCAGTAAATCCACAATCCACTCCTGAACAAGGTCAACCTAATGAAGGTAAACAAGTATTAAATGAATTAGTAAACAAGAAGAAGGGTAACTTCTGGTATACACCATACCAAATGGATAGACAATCAGGTGAAGTTACTCCAGCTTCTATTCTTGGTGGGTTGATAAGTCAAAGTCCTAGTAGCGTATTACAAATGACACAAGCCCAAACTTTGGGACAAAAGAACAATGCTACTAAAGGAGTATATGGATTTGACCCCTCTAAGGGAACAGTTACCCAAATGGGAGAGATACCAGCTACTGCCGAGTTAAGGAATATGGAACAAAGTTCAGGATTAGCTGAGTTAGACCCAGAACAACAAGTTTTGGCTTACGGTTTAGCTAGAGAAATTGGTGGAGTTAGAGGAGCTAAAAACGTATTACCTTCAGTTGTTCAAAGTCTTAAATCTGGTAGAAGTATAGAAGAAACAAGAGACCAACTTAGGTATATGGAACAATCTCCTGGGTTTAACAAAGATATAAGAAATGCCGCACAACAGATTATGGTTGGTGAGTCTAAAGACAAGGCTAATACCACATTTGACTATCTTGACGATTTAGTTCAATCTGGAGACACCGAAGGAGTAAAGTCGTTTTTAAAGAAATCAGCAATTAAACAATCACCTGTAGACCAGCAGAATAGAGTTATGGGTAAAGAGAGGACTGTTGAGTTTTTGGGCGAAATTGAGAACGATCTATCTATGTTAGAAAAAGCTGGTATGCCTACAGGATTTTTCTCTGGTAATTTAGAGAACTTAATGGCAAAAGTAGGTCAAGTTAAAAACCCTCAGATGAGAGAAGTAGCAACCAAGATAGCAACTGCAGTAATGAACTATAGAAGGGATATGACAGGAGTAGCTTTTGGTAAAGAAGAAGGTCAAGAATATAAGACTATATTCCCAAGTATAAATAAAGTAGGAAAGTTCAACATAGCCAATATCACAGCACTTAAAAAAGTGTTTAGTGGTGATTTAGACAAATTCTACTCAATATCTATGGGTGATAAGAACTACAAAAAACTATACGGTGGTGATAAAGGTAAATACACAAGAACTGGTAAAGACAAACAGGGTAGGCGTGTAGGACAACTTGCTGATGGAACTATAGAGGTAATCAATGAATGAAAAAGATGTAATCTGGGATGATGAAGTAACTTGGGACGATAACCAACAACAACCCCAACAGCAACCCCAACAGGGTCAGCAAGAACAAACAAAACTTGAACAAAGACCTTCAGCTATCGCTGATTTAACCCGTAATCCTATTTCTATGCAACATCCGTTAGGTGCGTTATTAAGAACTATGGGTGGTGCGGCTGAATTATATCAAGGAGTTCCTGCTTCTATGGCTTTAGATTTACAGGCTGGTAGACCTCAAGATATTATACCTAATTTGGGTAAAGTATTAACAGGACAAAGACCTGCTCAATATGGTGATGTATATAGAGGAGCTGGAGTTCCTGAACCATTAGCCGCTACTGCTGGTTTATTAAATGATATTGTAGCAACTCCTGGCGGAGCAGAAGGTACTGTTGCTTTAGGTAAGGGTGTAGTTAAAGGAGCTACTAAGGGTATTAACGTTCTTAGAAGAATATTGAAATTTGACGATGTTTTAACTCAAGCTAAACAATCTAAAAATGCTATAGACTTAATAAGGGACACTTTAGGTAAGGCTAAAGAACTTGCTATAAAGGATGTAAAAGACCTACCTGTTAATTTTGATTTAAAGAAAATACCTGAAAGGGTATTGGCTAAATTAAGAGACCCTGCTAATGGTTATAACATTGATTTTATGCCAGATGGTTCTTCTATGCCACAAAATATGGAAAATATGGATAAAGTCAAAATGGCTTTACAAAATATGCCTTCTACTAAAGACTTTGTAGAAGCTGGGAATATGGCTAAAAGACAAATAATTAACTTATCTAAAGATTTAAGAGATGCTATGGTTTCTACAGCTAATAAAGCTGGTAAACCAGAATTAGGTAAAACATTAAAAGATTTCCACGAATTTATGAATAATTATGACCTAATAAACGATCATCTTGTTAATAAACACGGTGTCGCTATGGGGAATAAGTTAAAAGAAACCTTCAAATGGACAGCTGAACCAGCAGTAAAAGAGGCTTGGAAAGTATTAGGAAAGTCTAACCCAGAGATAAAAGCTATTATAAAGAGTAGACAGAACAGAGAATTGATGAAGGGGTTATTAAAAGTATATGCTCCAGCAACGGCGGGTTTAACGGCTACGGGTTTGGGTATTAAAAGGTTGTTGGAATAATCACAGATTTTCCATACTCCAACGTATTATAATAGTTAAAGCTACCCCCAATAACATACTTACAATTATAATTTCCATTTAACAGGCATCTCCTCATCAATCTCTGAACATTGATTACAATAAGAACTATCTATGTTTGTAGGGTTTATCGCCGGATTTGAAAGTGAACCGTAAGTTATTTCTTTGTTAATCACGTGGCAACACGGAACAATCGTCCCGTCCCACAATATAACGAATACGTGGTTCACCGCCTGACACGGGTCTTTCCTTACTCCAGTCCTCAACATCACTCTCTGCCACCTGACTTTGTATCCTTTCAACATATCGTGTAAGTATAAATACTCAGCCGAGTTCTGGACAACGACCCTTAAATGGCAGTCTAACCCGTGCAAGTTAGCGTAAGTATAAGACGTTAATAAGTGGATTAGGCTGAACTTGTTCGTGTCCATATTAACCGATATGTCTAGGCAACTTAACCCCGCCTTTTTTAATTCCAAAATCAAGTCTTTACTAAGCAGTTTCCCGTTTGTGGTAAATCCAATCTTAAGTTGTTTCCCCATATTGATAAATTTTACTATATCGGGATGTAAAAGTGGTTCGCCCCAGTTATGTAGCCATACTTCGGGTATCTTCATTGACTTGACTAGCTTTATAGACTGTTTAAACGTATCTTCTGTCATAATCCCCTGTTCACGGGTCATACGTTTTCTAAAACAAAACGGGCAGTCAAAGTTGCATCTATTTGTAAGTTCAATTTGAACCAATCTGAATTTCATTTATCATCCTATCTTGGCAGTCGATTTGTCTGACCCAGTATAAATCTTTAGGCACAGCGTTGTAGGGTTGAGAAGTAGCTTCTTCTCCAAACCCCAATTTGGTATAGATATAAGGCATATTACATCCTGCGGTAGTTATAAAAATCGAGGTGGTGAAAAACCTGCCTGCGTTGATTTCGGTTATGTTAGGTATTCCGTATTTGTCTTCTTTCATATCCACGCAGTAAATCCCGTTAGGTGTGGGGTCTAACACTTTAATCCCCTCAACAGCTACCTTATTAACGTTTTCGTTATGGACTGTCTTAGCTATTGTCGGTGAAGACGACTGTCCTGACGGCATACGGCTTCCAAATAAATACTCTATCCTTTCTCTTGCGGCGGAAGCTATTAGTTTACCATTATACCACACTGACTGGAACGCATACTCTTTTCCTGGGAGAAACTCACTAATCATAAACTGCCCCCATTTGATGTCTTTCATTTCGTCCCAGTAATCTATCCAGTTCTTAGCCTGTGTTTCGTTTATTACTGGTAACGCTCCTCTTGACCCAGCACCTTTGATCGCCCTGACCCAGAACTTCTTGTTCCCTTTAGCTTCTAACATTTCTATCGCCGTTTTTATGTCTTTATGGTTATCTATATAACACGAACACGGGGCTGGAACTTTGTTAATCCGTAACTTCTTTATAAGTTGTAACTTGTTTTCCGCCAATTTAATCGCCTGTTTTGAGGGTAAGAACATCGGGGCGTTAATACTTTCTCTTTGGCGGGACAATACGTATAACTCAGGGTCGGGTTGACAATGGACAAACTCGATATGCTCTTTCCTGATTATTTCGTTAAGTGAGGAGATATAGTCTGGTGAACTGCAATACGGGACTAAATACGACTTGTCTGCTGTTGAGAGTTTGATATGATACTTGTTTATATCCGTTCCTACGATATAGAACTTCTCTGGTGCTAACCTTAACGACCTGATAAAGTTGTTTCCAGCACTACCCCCGCACCCAGTTACCAAAACCCGTCTCATAGTATATCTCCTTTTGTCTGACATTCCAGTCCCAGTATTCTTTAATCAACGCTTTTGCTTGGTCTGAAACGTGTGTATACCACATTGAGTTGGTCATAAGTTTTATTATTTGTTCCGCAAAATCCTGTTTATCGTTTGCTTGTATCAGTCCCGACGGGTAGTATGTATCAAAAACTGGCAGTTTAAACCCTACCGCTGGAAGTCCCCACGCCATACCTTCAGCACAACTCATCCCTCCGCTATCATAGGTTGCTGGATGCAAAATGACTTTGCTATGTGAGAATATGTATTGTTTCTTCTCATCATCAGCGAACTCTATATAGTCTATGTTTGATTGTAGATTATGATTTTGGATATGTGCCACCATTTTGTTGTATAACGCCCCGCTTCCGACTATCAGTAATTTGGCGGAAGGAATAACATTCACAACTAATCTCCATATATCTATTAACTCTAAAATACCTTTCTGGTAATGAAGTCTGCCCATAAACACGCAATCCCATATTTTATCTTTTCTTACCCCGACCTTTGACATATCAACCCCGCCTTTTACCACTACGGAGTTTTTAAAGTATTTTCTATCTGGTTCAGAAGTTACATACACCACGTCAGCAGACTGTGCCATTCGTAGTGTAAGTCGTTGGATTAACCAGTATCCAAACCCCCTGATAAACGGGTAATGCGTCTTCTTGAACGGGTTAGGTGCTATTAAGTAATACCCAGCAATCCACTTTAGTCCACGTTTCTTACATATCCAACCGACAATAATATCGTGGAAGAAATCAGAAGACGTATAGACTATCCCGTCTTTAATCCTAAACGCTGTAATCAAAGACCATAACAATCGTTCTATATATCGGAACGGGGTATAAGAAGGGCATACATCATATTTTACGTTGAATAACTCTTTATTAAACCCAGCCCTGATACCCTCAACTCCTGTATATATCTCAATATCAAACTGTTTCCATCTACGGGCTAACTCGATTAAAATGTTATCTCCCCCGCTTAATCCTGTTCCTAATGCGGCATACCAGATTATTTTAAGACTTGTTTTTCCCACCATTTTATAGTCCTTTTTAATCCTTCTTCTATACCTACTTTACAATCATAGATAGGAACTTCGTATCCGTGTATCCTATTAGTATCCCCAGCTCGTGCTTCGGTAAACTCGATCTTGCCGTTATAATTCATTAACTTACATATCTTAATAACTATTTGCGTGATTGAGTATTCTTCCCCCGTGGTAATATCGTAATCTTCACCATACTGCCCGTGGTTCATTACTTCGATAATCCCGTTGACCGTATCTTCTACATACACAAAATCACGTTTCTGTGTTCCATTACCCCTGATTAAAGGTTTATCCCCTAACAAAATCCTCTGTATCGTAGCGGGGATGATAGCACATAACGTCTGTCCTTCGCCATACGTATTGAAAGGTCTTACTATCTTGGCTTTAATCCCAAACGATTTGACGTATGACTTAATCAGTTTGTCTTGACAATCCTTAGCCACGGCATACGGAGTGTTGGGTTCGTAGACTTCAGAAGACGACGTGTGGATTAACTCTTTTATCACCCCGTCTTTACACAACTCACACAGATTTATACCCATACAGAATATCTTATACGCCACGTAGTAAGGATGGATTAACGACTCGTTGAGAGGTAGGGTAGCTAAATCAATGACCACATCAGGCTTGTGTTTCAACATAAACGACTTGACTTCATCGAACTTGGATAAATCACACTCTGGTTTATCTAGTATGACAACGTTCTTTAGTTTCTTAACTAAATGACTTCCTATAAACCCTTTTCCTCCGGTAACGACTATTTTTGCCATAGTCTCCTCAACAGTTTGGGGTTGTGTATCAATCTTGATACATAGTAGAACGGTTGTTCTAATAACTTGTGCTTATAGAACTCTTTGAAGAAACTGTCTTTATGTTTGTTAAGTTTTTCCGCCGGCATCTCTGGTGTCTCGAAGAACACGTGGTTTTCTATATCGTCTTCGGCTTCTATCTCAAGATAACTCTTTTTCAATAAGTTGTTGTCTTTACACATTTGCTCTAACCCAGTCTTGGGGAACGGTGTTGCTATGAACACCCCGATTTCGTCTAACTTCAACGACTTGGCGAAGTCAATCGACCTGTTTATCGAATCATCAGTCTCACCAGGCATACCGATAACGAAGTATCCTAACGTAATAAGTCCAATATCATGTGCCTGTCCAACCACAGTCCTTATCTTATCAAGATTAAGTTGTTTCTTCATCACATCATTTAAGATGTGTTCGTCGCCTGACTCAATCCCGAAGTTAAGTCTAGTGCATCCGCTTTGTTTCATCACTTTTAACAAGTCAGGAGTCAGTCCGTTTATAGCTATCCCGTTTGGAGTGTTCCATTTTACCCCCAAGTTTCGGTGTATCATCTCTCCGCACAACTGATTTAACCTAGCTGGGTCTAAACTCAAGTTGTCGTCTTCAAACGAAATCTCTTTGACATCATACATACGTTTTAGAAAGTCTAACTCCGCCATAATATGGGCTACACTACGGGGTCGCCATTTGTTGTGCCATAACTGGAATGATGAACAGAACGTGCATTGCATAGGGCAACCTCTTGAAGTAATCACCGATACCGCCCGTTTTTCTGTGGTTAGAGAGTCTCGTTTAGTAAGGTTGAAGTAGTTGTCCATAGGCAACATTTCGTAGGCTGGTAAAGGTAGGGCGTTTAGATCGTCTATTAAAACACGTTCTGTAGAAATCCGCCCTCTATAAGATAACGCCCTAACCTTATCGAAATCAGTTTCTTTCTTATGCAGTTTCATCAACAACTCGGACATTGGGATTTCGGCTTCGCCCATAATCACGTAGTCAATGCTTTCGGTTTCTAACACTTGCTCTACCGCAACCGTGGCGTGCATCCCCCCAACAACGACTTTACACTCAGGATTCCAAATCTTGACTATATCAGCAACGTCTTTAACATTAGAAAATCTTGGGGTAAAAGAACAACTAATCCCCACTAACGTAGGTTTAAACTTAATCAGTTTCTCAACTAATCTGTCCCCTGACGTTCCCACTCGGTATACACCATTAGCCTTTTTCTCTGAACGTCTTGGGTCTTCGCCTATCATATCAAAAATGTCCACGGCAAACCCGTTGATAGACAAAAACGACGCTAACCCAGCTATTCCAGTAGGTATTGAAGTAAACGAGTTGTTCGGGTTTCTTAAATTACGTGGCGGATTTACCAGCAATACTTTTTCCATATACTTCCTCTTTTCCTTTCCCAGTTTTGGCGAAGAACCCTATAAACCCACAACTATACTGCACTGTCTTTAATACAATAAGACCTAACGTCAGTAGTGGATTAGTAATGAGCAAGTATGCACCTTTGATGTAAGCGGGTCTAAGAGGTGCAAGGTAAACAGAACCCCTGACTGGGTGTTTTGCAACGTAGCGTCGGATATAATTCCCGTAGTAATAACTTTTGATACCCACTTCAGAAAGTGTCGTTGCTTCGTGGAGATGGGTTTCTCTTGCCGTAATTCTACCAGTCTTGAAATGGTTTCTATCAAGTCGGTGCTGGAAATCTTCTTCGACGCTGATAAGTCTTTCATCAAACCCCCCCAAATATAAGAAAAGTCTACGTTCAAAAAAGTGTGCCGCCTCAACCTCATTACAACCAATATAGACTTTACGGTCTAACGCTTTCACTCTATGCCAAAAATTGTGGTTGTCAACTGAAATAACACTTGAGTATATAGCGTCGTATCCATCTAAACATTTATTCACCGCTTCTCTTACGTAAGTTGGGTCGGACACCATATCACTACCAGTTTCGAATATATACTTTCCTTTCGCCATTTTAACGCCGTAATTGATTTGTTCCGCCCTCTCGTCCCCGTGGACATAGACTTTAGCCCCGTAACGTTCGGCTATTGCTCTTGTATTATCCGTTGAGTAGTTGTCTACCACAATGACCTCAATGTTCTTATACGTCTGGGTGAATAGAGACTGCAAACATCTGTGGATATACTTCTCCGAGTTCATACTCGGTATTACGACGCTGACTTTTGGTTGATAACTTCTAGCAAGAGATACCATAGGTTTTTAATGTATTCTAACTTATGTTTGGTTGTTATTATTCCCTTAAATAAACATAATTCGATTCTATTGTATCGTTTGTTGATTCCGACAGCCCAGTCATTGTATTCGTTCCCGCATTTAAGTTCTGTCCCGTAGTAATCTTGATAATTGTTGACTGATACGAGCGTAGGTTGAAGCTGTCTGATAAGACTTTCAATATCTGCGAGGTGAGTTCGATTGTCTCCTTCGATTCCGACGAGAAAGTTACCGAAAGTTCGTATTCTGTTTTGTTTGCACCACAGGAACACTTCTTTGACTTTTTCGATTGTTTGTCCTTTTCTGACCCGCAACAGTTCTTCATTACTACCCCTTTCTACTCCGAAGTCCATTTGGATACACCCAGACTTCGACATCTGTTTGATCGTTTCTTCGTCTACTGTAGTTACCCTGGAACTACAGCCCCAGACAAGATTAGAATTTTTAATCCTTCCACAAAAATCTTTGACATAGTTTTTGTCTATAGTGAAACAGTCGTCTATGATATAGAACCCATCAACCCCATATTTAGAACGTAGGAATTTTACTTCTTCCGCCAATTTCTCCGAGGTCTTAATATATCCGCAACCGAAATGAGGACGAAGTCGTGGGGCAACACAAAAAGCACAGTTAGACGGGCAACCTATTGAACTTAATACATAAGTGGCTTTGATATAAACCCCACGGATAGCGTAAGGGTTGGGTGTGCAGTAATAATCCATATTTACTAAATCGTAAGCGGGATACCCTACATCACAACGACCTTGTTTTATCTCTGCTATTCCGGAAAAATCTTCGGGTTTAAGTGTAGGATGTATCCCGCCTACTGTTATGGGAGCATCGGAAAACCCCCTTATATCGTTGATTAAAGACTTGACTTCCTCAAATTCGGTGGAATAACAACTAATCCCAATCTCCTTTTCGTTACCTAACATACTTAACATTTCGTCTTTATGTTGGTTAATTATAAAGTCCCTGTTCTTCAAGAACTTCTTTGTCCGTATTGCTGTGATTGGTTTGTCTATTATCTTCACCGATTTTCCTTGTGATCGATACCATTCTGCAACATACATCAAAGCTAAAGGGGGGCGGAAATGCGTGTCATTCCGAGAAGGGGGCGAAATGAGGGTTATGTCAGTCATACTCTCTTTAACCCTAAAAACCGCACTTCCACCGCCCCACCCACATAAAAACACCAGAACCTCTCAAAGAATCTTGGAGATTGGTCTATTAAAAACTGAATCGGGATACTTAATAACTTTAATATACAATTATCTGTATGTATCCATACAATTTTTTGTGTTACCGGATAAAACAAAGGTTTATCGAACATATAAAATTGGCGGGTAAGATAATCATTCAAAGTATTAAAACTAAACGTCCGGTAATGACCTAAACAACCAATTCCAGATACGGAAGACGAATGAGGGACTGTGATATGCAGTATTGCCCCAGGCTTTAAAATCCGCCAACATTCTTCTATCACTCGTTTAGGGTCTTGACAATGTTCTAAATAGTGGAGCATAAAAATATACGACACCGAATTGTCTTTCCACTCCCACGGGAACTTGGTCAAGTCAACGATTTTATCCACACCAGATAATGGGAGTATGTCTACATTCACAGCGTCTTTAATCGGATTTTCGCCGCAAGCAAGATTTAAAATCATATATCCCTACACTTACAGTTAAGGTTAGTTAATAATTTAGCGTGGTGTAATGTCGTATACACCTGTCTGGGTAAAGCCTCTTTCTTACAGAACCACACTTTGACAAACCCCTGTTCACCTATTCGTTTATTCACTAACCCAGAATCGAAGAACCAGAACGTCTTTAATGTTTCGTCTGTTACTTTGATCGTTTTGAAATGGAAACATTCAATACACTTAGGATTCATAGGTTTAACCCCGCCTTTATTTTTCTCCAGAGATAAGTAATATCGTTTATGTCCCTAATATCTTTGAGTTGGTTGAACCAGAAACTAGGGCTTTTCCAAACTCCGTAAATCTGACTAACAAACTTCCTGTGTCTCTCGATACTTCCCCCAGTTCCGTCGTTAAAGAAAGAAGCTTGTGCAGTTTTGGCAAATCCTTTCCGCAAAAGGTAGTGGACAAGTTTAAGAGTTCGGATTGCATCTTCGTCAGATTCCCAAGAATATCCGAACATAACGGCAATATGCGGTTCAAGACCAGTTCTACTTGCTTTTTTGATACACTTGATACCTTTTTCAATATCCACCCCCTTGTTTATTTTGTCTAAGGTTTTTTGGTTAGCAGACTCTAAACCAAACAAAACCATTTTGAACCCAGCTTGTTTCATCACCTCATAATCCAAATCAACCATTCTCATATTACATCCAAGGTTTTTAAACTTCCTATCCCTTGCTCTAATACAAAAATGGTATAACCATTCCCCTGTTGGGAAAGTTGCTGAATCGTCAAATATAGATTTAAAGCCCATATGATAACACTCGCTCATTTCGTCTATAACATCATCATAGGGACGGATTTCGTAGGGTTTGCCATTCTCTACACAAAAAGTACATCCCCCGTGAACGCACCCAGAAGCCGCCATAGTATAAGTCCCAGGAAGTCTACACTGAAAGTTCCCATTCTTTTGGTATTTGGGATTTTTAGCGTCAGTCCATATTCGGTCAGGATGAGGTAAAGAAAGGAATGGTAGGTTTTCGGGTTGTTCAATTATTTTGTCATAGGGCAAAACCATGTGGTCGCCGTAATCAAACACGAAATTATATTCTCCACCTTCTTTTGCCCAGTAAACTTCGTGTCCCTGATTTCTATACCACTCCGCTTCCATAGCCATACGGACTGGGTAGGCTAGGAAGTCTGGTTTCTCTAGTTGCCGTTGCTGAACTTTACTTGAAGGTAGATAGAGTATTCTCATTTTTTTAATACTTTTGTTGCTACGCATATTTGATAACATTCTAAATCAGGACACCAACGGAAAGGTTCTGTGCATTGATTTAAACATTGTTGGTCAGAAAATTTGCTGAGATATTCTTCTTGGGTCGGAATCCCCATATCACATCCTGTTAAAATTGCCGTAAAGAGTATTGAGAGAATTAAAAATATCCAAGTTGCCTTTGTGTCTGCTGGGTTTCTTCTATTTACAAACATCACAGCCTCCTTTTTAGTAACCCTTTAACAAAATTTGCGGGGTAAAACAACCAAACCGATAGCCAACCTAATATAGCAAGACCGATCAAATGTCCCCTATGCAGTCCGTAAGTAGATATTTGGCGGATAAAAGGAACAAACAAAGGTCTTCTATTATGATAGACTACTATTTCGGGATTGTATATTATTACCCCCGATTTGGAAAGTTCTCTGCAAAACAACGTGTCTTCTCCGGTTAAGTAGTGTTTGAACCCGCCTTTTGGGATAAACTCTTTCTTCACTACCAAGTTGAAGGTAGGATACTCCGCAACCACCCTTTGTTTTCGGGGAATAACCCTATAAGCATAGGGAAGTAGTCTTAATACTAGATCAGTAGCCTTTTCTCTTAAACAAGCGTCTTTTGGTAAAACTCCTGGTCCGCAAACTGCAACCACTTGGCAGTCTGTGCTAGAATGCCCCAAATTTAGGCGTTTAAGGGCATTGGTTAGCCAATCGTGTCTTGGAAAGGCATCGCTGTCTAAAAAGGCAATAATGTCACCACGAGCCTCTTTTAGGGCAAAATTCCTCTTTTCGCTTGGAAACCCTGGGCAGATGTTGTCAGATACCACGATCAGCTCCCAATCTTGGAAGTCCATTTCGAAACATTTGAATATACACCGCTTTACCTGGTCGGTTATTTCACGGCACGGCACGATGATCGAAACTTGAGGGTGTCTTTTAGAGTCTTCCATATGATTTTTATTGATTTCCCCCGATTTATTGTGCAGAATACTGGAACTTCACCTATCTTAAACCCTTTCCTGTGAGCGTTTACCAAGATTTCTATGTCAAAAGCAAATCCGTCTGTCTTCCAAGTATCTAAGGCTTCTCGTTTGAATAGTTTTATCCCCGTCTGCGTGTCTGATACGGGTAGTCTAAATAGAGTCTTTATGAGCAGTCTTGAGAAGAAAGATATGATTTTGCGGGATAAAGGCATAAATCGTAAGTCTTTAACACCTATGATTATATCATTATCCCCCCGATAATAAATCAAACGTTTGATCTCGGAAGGCTGTATATCCCCATCCCCGTCAATCATACATACCCAATCACCGGTTGATTGTTTAAAAGCGTTTCTTAACGCCCAACCCTTACCCCGACCAAAGTAATCTGGATACACAATGATTTCGGCGGAAGGAAAATACAATCTCAATCTATTCTCCATATAACCTATGTTCTTCTCATTATGGTTGGGAACTAATATACTCAAATTCACCCTTCCCCCCGTAATTGAGCTTGAACAACTGGTCTGGAATAAATCTTACCACAACACCTTCTTCTGTTAGGGTCTGTCCGTTTCCTGGTTTTAGGGTATTTATGTTTCATCTTTCCTCCGCAAATGGTTTCATAGGTTAGCCTCTTTTAACTCGCAATAATTTTTAAGATATTCATACACCGCTTCTGCTGATAACATAGCCTTACCGCAACTATAAACATCATCTCCGTCTAACATATTAGCTTCAAAGTGTTTTCTTAAATTACTTTTACTCATCTTCATTCCTTTCTTTTGGGTGAGAGTTCTGGGTTTTTAGGGTTTTCCCCCTCCACCATTATTTTTGATTGCATATCTCCAAGAATTTCTTGGCACTTTTTTATTTTTCCCTGTAAAAACTCGGCGATTTCAGCAATATGTTTCCAAGTATTAAACCGCTTATCTTCTCCGCAATAAACACAACGATATTCTTCTGCTTCGATATTGTATTTACATCTTGAACAGCCTTCTACTTTATAACAATTTGTAAATTTACTTCCACCGCAAGGGCTTTTCATCTCTCCCCCTCCACCAGCTTAACTATCGCTTGGGCTTGTGCTTCTTCTAAGTCATATATTTCTAATGTCTTTGTCCATTTATTTAATTCACCCATTAAAACTAACTTGACTTTCTCTTCACTCACCCGCCCCTGTTGGGAGAGTTGCTTGTTTACAAAAGAAAGTAATATTTTTTCAGACTTTTTAATATCATCATAATCCCACTTACCAAAATCTTGGGTGTTTCTTAATAATTCAACCGCCTCTTTTATCTCTTTAGTGTCCATTAGTCCTCCTTATCTTCTTTTGCTTTAATCTTTGCAACGGAGAGTTTAGCTGTATGATATGCCAAATCTCTTTCGGCTCTCTTAATACAATCTCTGTGATAATGAGCGTTCCAAGACCAAGTTCTGTTGTGCTTTTCTTTCTGGTTTATTTTATCCAATTCATATTGGTTATGTTCTTCTGATAATTCCAATGACTTTTTTTCTGCTTCTTCTTTTGTATCAAAAAATCTATCACTTTCTCCAGAATAACAATTCCAAAAACCATACTCAGTTTTAATTGCCGTTTCTTCAACTCGTTCAATGACAACTAAACAAGCTGACGCACACCATTCATAAAATGTTACATACCCTTGCGAACCTTCATACCCACGCCTACATCCTTCACATTCAATAGATACTTGAGAGCCATCGCCTTTAATAACAGTCAACGCTTTTTGTCCAAAACAATCAGGGCAAGTAACTGTTTTTTCTTTAGTTTCTGTCTTTGCATACCAAACTTTATCACCAATATTATATTTACTCATCTCCCCTCCCTTTCTGTGGCTCGGTCATGGCGTTACCTTTACCATCCGTTCACAAACTTATCTTTGCCTGTATATTTGTCTATGTACCTGCCGGTAATATGCATATCAGGATGTTCTTTCTTCAGCGCTTCACCTTTATGGAAATATTCAGTCAGTGTCTCATTGGCTTCGTATGAATGATAAAATAGCACCTTAGGCGGCAATAGAGGTTGTGGCGGCTGTGGTGTCGCACATCCAGAAAAACAAAGGAGGAGCAGTCCAACCCCGATAAGCTCGCCTATTCTTTCAAGATAGATTTTGTTTATCATCTGCCCCTCCCTCATTTAAACTGTTCGAACTCCTTTAGTATTGAACCCATAAGCCAAATATTACCAATAATTAACGATGTATTATTGTTATAAATTATTCCTATCTTCTCCTTCGCCATAGCTACCGAGCCTTTCTTCATCCCGCCCCCGCTTTTCTGGATATAATAGCGGTTACATAAAAGTTGTTCCTAAAAGAAAAAGCTAATTTCCATTCTTTTATACTCCACCATTTTTCAGGAATAAGAAAGTAGTTAAAACAACCAGAAGTTTTCCAAGTTCCTATTATTGGTTCACTACTCCAATAAAATCTACTCATCCCGCCCTCCGATTGTGTGGTTAAAGGTTAGGTGTTTTATTTAATACTTCGTAGTATCTAATGAGTTCTTCATCTCTCCTCCTTTGTTAGTGTTGCTTGGGGTTTAAGATTTATTTTCTTTTCGGCAAAAAAAGCATTACGCATAAAATATACTTCATTACCAAATTCGTCTTTGCTATATATCTTGTCTTTGTCAATCCTGAAATCTTCTTCATTACAGATATACTCTACCGTTTTGCCTGTTACTTTGTTTTTTATCTCAATCATTTCTGCTCCTCGTTTGTTTGTAAGGTGTTATCCGCCGAAATTTTTTCCACACTTTGAACAATAAAATCCTTGTCTACCAAAAGAACAAAATAAGTTCTTCCACCAAATTCTAATTCTTAATATAAAATGGCGGTGTAAAAGACAGAAATTCATTTTCCCTCCTCCCCCCAAAACTTGTCGAGCAGGGCATTTGCTAAAGCATAATTTACTATGTGATAATGAACTTCATTTAACACATCCACTATCTCCTGATTGCTCGGCTTCTTGTGTTGCTCGTGAATTGGACATTTCTTGCCCTCTTGATGTGAAGTATAACAACAAGAGTATTCGGCATGAGGCTTCTTGTGTTGCTCGGTAAGTTTAATATATTTATCCCAAAGGTCTTTTACATCTTGAAAGGATTGCGACCATCCATAATCACCTTTTTTAACATCATTTTTATCTTTAGCATACCCAAGTGCCGCAACACCACATCCTGCCAGTTGAACACGCAACTGGTCTATTTCTTCTTTGTGTTGCTCGGCAAGTTGCTTCTCTGTTTGGTCTAATAACTTCTCTTGCTCTTTGTCTATCAAATCCACATCATCAGTTGAGCCTTGAATTGCCATATAGGTCATAGCAAATGTTTCTAAAATCTCTTTAATGTCTATCATCTTTCCCCTCCAATCTCGCCCGTAGGTCGGTTAATAATTCCTAATTTCTTTTTCTTCTATAAAATCCTTCAAAATAACTTTCCCACATTTGGGGAATACGACAGGCAATTGCGGATACCAAGCCTCACGGTGGATAGTGAGATACTTTTTAACAAGAATCCACTTTACAGGAAATTTTTGCTTCAACCATTTAGGGAACTTTTCCTCTTTGAATTGTTGCCACCAAGTAGGGCACATCTTGAATACCGCAACATAAAGTTCTTTGGGTTCTTCTTCTGCTAAAATTTCAGTCTTTAGTTTGTAGACTAACCCATCCATAACAACGCTTTCAATTTTCTCTATCATCAAACTTTGTAATGAATGACCATCTAAAAACTTATCAACTTCACAATGAACCCTTTTGAGTTCAACACTCCGACACTCCCTCACATCATTTGGCATTGGTTAGTTCCTTCCCGCAAATAGGGCAATACTTAAACTGTCTTAATCGTCGAAATAAATTATCAGGATGTATGTTGTACCAAATAGATTTTCTTACATCATACATTTCAACAACCCCTCTAATTTTACATTCACAATTTTTTCTTCCCCCTATCCTCTTACTTAGCATTGGTAATCTCCTTGTATTTTTCTTCCCATTCCCCGAATCCCACTTTCGCCAGTTTCTTAAACACTGGCATAATCTTTCCGTCGTATCTTTTCTGAATACTATCCCAACAAATACGGTGGACTAAAATTACTCCAATCATAGCCCATTCTGACGTGGTGAAATCTTCCACCTTTTGTCTGCGGATTATCTCGGTAAAGAAATCGTGGGAGTTGACATAGCCTTTTGCGTCTCTCAGGTATGCGTCTCCCAGGTATGCGCCTCTCAGGTCTGCGTCTCTCAGGTATGCGCCTCCCAGGTTTGCGCCTCTCAGGTCTGCGTCTCTCAGGTCTGCGTCTCTCAGGTATGCGCCTCCCAGGTTTGCGTCTCTCAGGTATGCGCCTCTCAGGTCTGCGTCTCTCAGGTCTGCGCCTCCCAGGTATGCGCCTCTCAGGTCTGCGTCTCT